TGTCATCGGGTGCTGGCGTCGGAGAAAAGAAACTACCCACTCTCGCTTTCGCAGTCGTCTTCGATATCCCTGACAAGGCTTTCAAGCAGGCTGAGCAGGTCATCGCGGAGATTCGGATACCAGAAAAGGATTTGGAGATCTGCGCTGAGGTTACGGAGGTCGAAGGGTGACGGCTCCCATCCTAAAAAAGTCGTTCGGAGTAGTTCACGCAATCGCTGAGTGCGAGGATTGCGACTGGACAGCATTTGGCTACAAAAACGCTCAGGCAATAGCGGCAAAACATGCCAAGGTTCATGGTCACAGAGTACATGTGGAGGTTGGAATGGATGGGACTTATGACGGGAGGGCATCCGAGTGACCCCATTCCTCTGCTCGATCACAACCGCATACCGACTTGGGGAAGTCACAAAACAGGGAGAACTTCGGTTCTCCTTTTTTGCTGTGGATAACTACTCTTGGAGGTGTGGATAAGTGAACGGCCTCACTTTCACCGACATCTTCTGCGGCGCCGGCGGCTCAAGCATCGGCCTGGCGGCAGCGGGGTTCGAGCTCAAGCTGGCGGCCAACCACTGGGCGCGTGCGATCGAGACTCACGCTGCGAACTTTCGTGATGCCGAGCACCTATGCGCTGACGTGAACAACTACGACATGCGCCGGCTGCCGAAGACGCGGGTACTGTGGGCTTCACCGATCTGCACTGAGGTCTCACCTGCAGGAGGCGGCAACCGGCGAAATGCTCAAATGGACCTGCTCGAGGAACACGGCCATGTATCAAGAGCAGCATTCGATCGCACCCGGGCCACCTTCCATGATGTAATCCGGGCAGCGGAGGTCCACCGCTATGACGTGGTATTCGTCGAGAACGTCCCCGAGGTGGTCGAGCGCTGGGAGCTCTTCGACTGGTGGATCGACGGCATGAAGCGGCTGGGATACACACCGCAGTTCGTGTCGGTCTCATCAGCTCACGTAGGCGGAGAGAACAATCCCTGGGCCCCACAGTGGCGTGACAGGCTCTACATCGTCTTCACCTACAAGGGGATCCCGCTGCCGGACGTACAGCTGAGGCCGATCGCCTATTGTCCGAAGTGCGAGCAGGATGTGGGCGGCGTCCAGGTATGGGGCCAGGCCGCGATGAAGCGCCTCTATCAAGTTGGCCGGTACCGGCGTCAGTATTGGTATCACTGCCCTGAGTGCGGCGGGAGGGTCGAGCCGTACATCGTGCCGGCTGCTGCTGCAATCGACTGGACTGACCTGGGCCAGAAGATCGGCGAGCGAGCCCGGCCACTTTCAAAAAACACGATCAAGAGGATCGAGGCGGGGCTCAAGATGTTCGCGCAACCAGTGGTCGCGACTGTAGCTGGGAATACCTACGAGCGCCCTGGGAGCGGCTACTACAGGGTGTGGCCAGCCAACCAGGCGCCGTTACCCACGCGTACCGCTACTGCCGGCGACGCGGTAGTGATGCCTCAGCCGTTTCTGACCTCAATAGGCAGAGAGGGTTCCAGGCCGAGACCAATTTTCAATGAGGTCGCCCTGACGATAGCAGCGAGCGGCAATCATCATTTTCTCGCTACCCCGGAGCCATTCATCACCATGCTTCGGAACCACGCCGAGGCCAGTGGGATCCAAGAGCCGCTACGTACGATCGCAGCGCATGGGAACCACCACTACCTCACCACACCTCCGGGATCATTCTACGTCAAGAATTACGGCGGCAAGCTGGATCCAAAGGATGCCGCCAAAAGCGTGGGAGAACCTCTAGGCACCATGACAACTCATACCCAGCATTCCCTGGTCGTGCCCTATTACCGGACTGGCAAAGCGCACAAGACTGATGAGCCACTTCACACTGTCACAGGCCGGGACCGCTTCGCCCTGGTGACCCCAGAGGAGACGATCCAGGTCGAGGATTGCCACTACCGGATGATCCAGCCGCGGGAGAGCCTGAGAGCCCAGAGGTTTCCCGACAGCTACATCGTCCACGGCAACCGTGGCGAGCAGACTATGCAGGCTGGAAACGCCGTCTCAGCTAACGTGGCACAGTGGCTGGGCGAGAGAGTGATGGAGGTGCTGGATGGCGCGTAGGCGAATGATAGATCCCCGCATATGGGAATCTGAGCAATTTTCAAGGCTGGGGCTCTTCGAGAGGCAGCTCTATATCGGGCTGATTTCCAACGCCGACGATGAGGGTCGATTGAGAGATCACGCCGCCTGGATTCGGTCGGTAATTTTCCCTTATGACAACTTCACGATCGAGGAGATTTCAGAGGCATTAACCCGCATCGAAGGGGTCGGACTCATCGTTCGCTACCAGGCAGGTGAGTGGAACGTCATTCAGCACCCAAAATGGGGAAAATATCAGACCGTGAACCGTCCACAGGCTTCTAAATTCCCTGCATATGACGCTAGTAATACTCAATCAGTGAATGATTCAGTGAACGAATCAGTGAATGCGCACGTGCCAAAGGAAGTTAAAGGAAAGGAAGTTAAAGGAAGAGAACGTCCGACTTTCTCCGAATCGTCGGACGAGTTCTTGCTGGCTTTTTACCTGAGAAAAAAAATCCTCGAACACAACCCCCGACATCGGGTCCCGGATGACAATCCCGTGAAGCTCGAATCATGGTGCCGAGACTTCGACCGGATGATGAGACTCGACCAAGTGGAGGCGGACGATATCGCCTCGATGATCGACTGGATCTTCGACGGCAAATCCGAACGCAGCCGATTCTGGCGCGGCAACATCCTCTCGGCAGGAAAGCTCCGGGAGCAATACCCGAAACTTTTTGAGCAATCCGGTCAACTTGAAAAACTCAACTCATGGGGGAGGTAGCCATGCCGGATGACGGAGACACACGCTCCGAGATAGAGCGGCTGAATCAGGAAGAAGATGAAGCCCAGATGCTAAAGCACCTGCCGACCAATCAAGAATTACGGGCGGAGACGCACAATCACGTCAGCAACCGTGATGGGGCTTCCGATTGCCGGGGCCGGTTGGAAATAATCGACGCCTTTGGCTCCAAGACAGAGGACGCCGAAGGTCTCGGAATGACCGACTCGCGGTTCAACAAATCAACTGCGGTGGTCTACGACTTCGCCTTCGCAGCTGTCTGCTGCCAGGACCCGGAGTGCAAGTATCCCGAATTCGTCCTCGATAATCCCCGGCGCAAAGAGCGGACGAAATACAAGGCCAAGGGCAGCTGGCGGCAGACAGAGCGGAAGGATCTGGCGTGAAAATGCGATCTTTACCAGCCCGCACGGAAGGATGCTGGGAATGGAAAAAGTGGATAACCGGGAAGGGCTATGGCCGTATCAAAGTAGGCGGGAAGCTCATGCTCGCTCACCGTCATTTTTACGAGATGGCGAAAGGGCCTATACCAACCGGCCTACAGATCGATCACAAGTGCCGCAACCGCTCCTGTGTGAACCCGGAGCACCTGGAAGTCGTAACCAATGAGGTGAATACCCAGCGGGGCGAGAGCGCAAGCCTGGACCCGGCTACTGTGGCAATCATGATCGCATTTCGCGAAGAGGGTCTTTCGCTCAGGGAGCTTTCTGGAATCTTTGGAGTATCACTTTCCACAGCAAGCAGGACCTGCAACGGGAAGACATGGAAGAACGAATACCTCATGGAAGCGTGAAATCAGCAGCACCTCATGGAATGGCACGGTCCACGACAAAAAAAAGGAAAGGAGCACGGCAATGAGCCCACGTAAAGCAGCGGCCGCAAGCCTCGCAACAATCGGAGTCATCGTCTGGCTGGTATTCTGCCTGATGCTTTGGATCGGGTTAATCAGGCTGGCGACAGACTGCCAGGCAGCCAGCGTCCAGTCCGACGCCTACCCCGCAACAGCCCAGTGGCTGAGCTATCCTGACTACCTGGAGCGCAAGTTGTACGTGCCAGGCTTCGAGGATCCAGTCTGCTCCGCCGGCGTGATCCCGCTGGGCGGGGATTACTATCGCATCCCGCAGGGCGTATCCGAATTCAAATGCTACGAAAGGGGAGAGCATGAACGAGCCGATCAGCTTGTCGGACACTAACCTCCGGCAAAGAACGCTGAATGTACTGTGGCGAGAGGGCTACCGCAACGTCCAGGACCTGCACGGCATCACCGCCGCAGATCTGATGGTGCTTCCGGGCTTTGGCAACAACTGCCTGGCCGATCTGCGCAAGTGTTTTGAGCCCTACGGTGTCATCATCCACGACTATGACAACCCGCTCACGATCAAGCAGGTGTGCGAGTGGTTTTTCAATGGCGGCGAATCAGAGGTGTGGATGGTTGAGAGTTTATCTGAAGACACCGGAGCCACGTTCGATAGCGCGCAAGAAGCGCTTGAGATATTCGCCAATAGCGGCCTGCTAGCGGAAGGAAGGGCATAAATGCATAGACGCGAAGCTGAAAGCCAACTGGCGCGGGTAGAGCGAGAGAATCAGGAACTGAGGCGGAGGTTGGACCAGATGGAGCGGCATCGCAACCGCCCGCTCCTCCGCGAATTAGAAGCCAACCTGGACGCTTTGGAGGCCGTGGGTGTGGATGGATGGCCAAAGACTGACGAAGGCCGCTCATCAGGCCATAGCTCAGGTTCCCGTGGTGACAAGCAGGCGGTGGCTCGGCTGGTACACACGGAGAACGTGATTCGTTCACTGAATGAATCGGCTTCGGAATGGCTGGACCATCGGCAGGAGCAACACATACACGGTTTGGAAGTCGCTTGACATCGAATACGGGCATGAATATACTTGCTTCGACTGTGGGCATGTCGCGCCCAAAATTAGAATTACCCTACCGCCCCCGAGGCGGTTTTTTAATGCCGTGAGCAGGTTGACGAAAGAGCAAGAAGCCTTCCAGGACTTTGCCTTTGATTGTATCGGAGTTAACGGGTGGTGGTGGGAAAGAGGCAGATGGTCACAGAGGAGCCTTGATGACCTGTGTCGGTGGGTAAGGAGGAATAAAATCCCGCCCACCGTGGCGGCGAACGTTGTTTACGAGGCTAAAAAATTCTCTACTTTTGGGGAGTTTATGCGCGATGGGGATGTCCTCTGGACGTTTCCTGTCATAGCTTAAAAGCTACCAGTTAGCCGACTTGTGACAATCGCGTAATATAGAGGTTTTTTAAGGCACGAACAGATGGGGGAAAGAAGCACCGCCCACTTGCCGGAAGAATCACCCGGCGGCATCAGGAGGCTCAGGATCTTCATCGGATTCAACCTCATCGACCAGATCATCCAGGTCGCCGAGACTCATCTTGAACTCGCCAGGGCCTTTTTTGTAGAAGCCGGGCTTGCCGGGAAAATAAACGACCTTTTCATCTTCAGGCTTTTTCTTTTCAGACATACCGCCTCCTAAAAATCGGGGGCGCCAGAATAGCACAGAACACAAAGCTGCTCAATAGGGGCGGCTTTTTTCGTGGGGGCAATTGAATGTGGCTAAACAGCTTACAGAGAAAGAGCGGCAGCGGATTATCGAGCTTTGTAAGGAAGGGAAGAGCTGCTGCAAGATAGCGAAAGAGGTCGGGCGTAGCAAGGACTCGGTAAGCAGAATAGCTAAAAGTATCGGACACAAATTCGGACAATCGAACGCCGATAACGCGCACGAGGCCCGGAAATGGTACTGCGCAGAGTCCAGAGCATTGATCGCCGCAAGACTCGAAGAGGAGGCCAATCTGCTCCTTGACGACCTACATAAGCCGCACGTCGCCTTCAACTTCGGCGGCAAGGACAACGACTACAACGACCATCATTTTGACGAACCGCCAACAGAGGCGAAGTTCACAATTATGCGTTCAGTCCAGGCAGCGGTCCGCACAGTCAGCGATATCGTAAAAGTTGATAATCGCGGAGACGACGAAACACAAACTCGCATCAAGGAGTTTCGTGATTCAGTAGAAGCAGGCACCGCCAAAGACTGGGAAGAGGAAGAAGCGCCATGCGAAAGCTAATCGGCGCAATCTTCCGATTTCATCCTTTCTCGAAACAGCAGCGTAAACTGCTGAGCTGGTGGATGCCGCATAGTCCATACCGTGACCATGACATGGTGGTCGCCACTGGCTCAGTCAGATCCGGCAAGACCATCGCCATGATCGACGGCTTCATAATTTGGGCGCTGTCAGAGTTCGAGAACGAGAATTTCATCCTGGCAGGGCGGAGCATCGGGGCGCTCAAGCGCAACGTGCTGAATCCCTTGTTCGCCATCCTGAGGGCCAAGGGCATCGAGTACCGCTACGTCCGCTCGGATGAGCATTTCATCCAGATCGGCACCAACACGTTCTACTGTTTCGGAGCAAGCACCGAGGCTTCGCAGGACACGCTGCAGGGGCTCACGGCAGCCGGCGCTTTGGGAGATGAGGTCGCTCTCATGCCCTGGTCATTCGTCGAGCAGATGATTGCCCGTTGCAGCGTCGACGGCTCGAAGCTCTGGTTCAACTGCAACCCGGAAGGCCCGAACCACAAGGTCAAGACCGAGCTCATCGACAAGGCCGACGAGAAGATGATCCTCGTCCTGCAGTTCGTGCTCGATGACAACCTGACGCTCTCTCAGAAGATCAAGGATCGCTACAAGCGCCTGTTCGCCGGGCTCATGTACAAACGCTACATCCTCGGCCTCTGGGTGCTGGCTGAGGGCGTCATCTACGACATGTTCGATGCTGACAAGCATGTCCGCAAGGACGCTGACGGGCCGCTGCCGACCATGCGCGAGTGGTACATGTCCATCGACTATGGGACCGCGGGCAGCGACTTCGTGGCAATCCTGATCGGCATCGGCGAAGACGACCGGCTCTATTTCGTCAGGGAGTGGCGATGGAACTCCAAGGAGAAGCAGCGCCGGCTCTCAGACCTTCAGTATTCCAAGCGGCTCAGGGCGTGGATTGATTCGCTCAAGAAGGAACTGGGTGATTGTGAGCCGCGCAAGATCTACCCTGACCCGTCCGCCGCTTCGTTCATCGTGCAGATGTACGACGACGGCTGGCAGGGCGTGACGCCGGCGGACAACAGCGTGCTTGATGGCATCAGGTATTTTTCCACGTTGATATCCGCTGACCGTTGGAGAATCCACGAATCATGTTCAGACGCAATCGATGAGTTTCATTCTTACATCTGGGATGAAAAAGCACAGGAGCGTGGTGAGGATAAGCCACTCAAACAGCGCGACCATTCATGTGATGCAGGGCGCTATGGCGTTATGGGAACACGGCGCATCACGCGCCACTGGATCAAAGAACTTGACAAGGCAGCATAAAAATTAGCGAAAGGAATCACGATGGCGATTGGATCGATGCAACTTTCAAACCTTAAACTGAGGCTCAGCCAGACCCTCTCTGATGCACTCAACGAGGCACTGCCTGAGATCCTGGCGTCGGTCGAAGGACTCACGGCCACAGTGGAGGAGCTGAACAACCTGGCCGGGACTGGCGGCACGCTGGATGTAACCGTCGACGCTGGCGGAACCGATGCGACCGGAGCAGACGGAACTGGAGCTACCGCCGCATCAGGCACAGACGCGACCGGCGCGGAGGGAACCGGCGCTACCGGGGCTGATGGTACAGCAGCCACCGGCGACACTGCGGGCACCAACGTCGCCGAGACTCGTGTCGGCCACGTCCGCTATGAAGCACCGATCGCAGCTGAGCTGATCTCCATCGTCGCGGCGGTCGATATGGCCAACGGAGTGCAGATACTCGCCGCGCAGCCCGACTTCCCGCGCAAGCTCAAGATCACGATAGTCGACGCCAATTCATCGACATCCGCTGGTACTGTCGATGTCGTGGGCGTCGGCCCTTCCGGCGAAGCGTTGAGTCAGCTGGACCTGCCACTCACTGGTGGTTCTGGCAATATCGTCACCGACGAAGCCTATGCCACGGTCACAAGCATCACGATCAAGGACCTGGCTGGCGCGGCTGCTGGAGACACTATCAGCGTCGGCGTCCAGGACGCGCTTGGCCTTCCCGGTTGCAACTCGCCGGCATCGAGTGCCTTCGCGGTTTACAAGGCCGCAGTCGACAACGCCAATGAGGCTGTTGGCACCGTCGATGCAACGGCAGGAACAATCATCCCGACAACGGCTTGCAACGCTGTTCGTACCTACGACTTCTGGTACACGTATCAGGTCACACCGACCCAGAACGTCCACAGTCACACCGGCCCGTCGCATACCCATACAGGTCCCTCTCACACGCACACAGGACCGTCTCACACTCACACCGGGGCCAGCCATACCCACACAGGCCCAAGCCATACACACACCGCTTCGCTCGGCTAAGGAGCCTCGTTGCCCCTGCCTGAAAATACGCAGAAGCTACCCTGGCCGCCCAAGCAGCACGAGGCGCTGCTTCAGGACGCGCAAGAAGCCGATGCCTGGTATTCCGGGGACCCGGACAAGCTCATGGCTTTCTACGGTGGGCAGAACTTCCAGTCCACCACGAAGCAGAACAGCTTCGAGGAGAAGTCGTTCGGCGTCTCGTTCTCCGGCGGCATCTCGTTCTGGAGCCGCAGGGCTACCGACACGGGCTATGGCCGCCAGCGGTTGCACGTCCCGGTCGCCGGTGACATCGCTTCCGTAGCTTCTGATCTGCTGTTCGGCGAAGAGCCGACCATCCAGATACCGGAGGCGCACGGCGAGACCGCTGAGGATGGCGCTGCCGCCACTGAGGAACGGCTGCAGGAGTTGATCGAGCAGCTATCGGTCAACGCCCTGCTTCACGAAGCAGCGGACGCGGCAAGCGGTCTGGGCGGCGTCTATCTGAGGCCAGGCTGGGACCCGCAGTTAGCGGACCACCCGATCATGACCGTGGTCCATGGTGACCAGGCGCTGCCGCAGTTCTCTCAGGGGATGCTCCGCAAGGTGACGTTCTGGCGCGTGGTCAAGCAGCACGACAAGCGCATCTATCGCCACCTGGAGATCCACGAGCCAGGAGTCATCTACCACGGGCTTTATCTCGGCGACGCTGATCTGCTGGGCGATAACATCCCGCTCGATACCCTGGCAGAGACGGCCAGCCTTCAGGACGCGGTCCAGCTTCCAGGTGGCATCAAGGACCTGCTGGTCTCCTACATCCCGAACACGCTGCCCAATCGCAAGCGGCGGGTGAGGATAGGCCGGGCCGATACTGCCGGCGCCGAAGACCTGATGGACGCCATCGATGAGATCTGGACAAGCTGGATGAAAGATATCCGGCTGGGCCAGGCAAAGATATTCGTTCCCTCTGACTGGCTGAAACGCACAGGCCGGGGTGAGGGCGCGTCCTTCGACGTGGATGAATCGGTATACGTCAAGCTCGATGTCGACCCGATGAGCAAGGAAGCGGCCAAGGTCGATTTCAATCAGTTCTTAATCCGGCACGAGGAGCACCGCGCGAGCTATCTGGAGGCATTCAAGCAAGTCGTGCACGCCGCCGGTTACTCGCCGCAGTCGTTCGGCATGGAGGTCGACGGGCAGGCCGAAAGCGGAACCGCGCTCAAGATACGTGAGGGCCGCTCGTTCAAGACGACCAAGAAGAAGCGGCGCTACTTCGAGCCCGCCATTGCGTCGGCGCTTCACAAGCTGCTCATTATCGACGCGACGATATTCAAATCAGGGGTTACTCCGCTCCGGCCACGGGTCAAGTGCAATGACATGGAGCCGGACCAGATGCAGGTGGCTTCGACCGTCGCCAAGGCCAACGAAGCAGAAGCCATGTCGACGATGATACGGGTCAAGTCCCTGCAGCCGCATCTCGAGGGTGAGGAGCTTGACGCGGAAGTTAAGCGGGTTTTGGAAGAGAAGGGGATTAGCGTACCGGACCCGACGGGGGGATTAGTCTAACAAACCAAACAGAGGGGGCAATGATGAACGAGGCAAGAATGGAGGAGATCATCAAGGCAGCGGACAAAGCGGCGCAGCGCTGTGACCCGCAATACAGCGAAACCGTTTTTAACCGTGCCGTTGATCTCATGGCCGAAGGAGAGGGGCGGGTCGAAGGGCAGCTTATGGAAGCAGTCTCCCACCCTTCCATCGTTTACAACATCACCGTGAACTCGAAGGGCAATGCTCAGGAAATCATGGATGAGATTGCAAGACACATCCGTATGTCTGGCTGATGCCAAACATCGACCCCGACTTAACCCTCAAGCTCGCCCGCCAAGTAGCGGAAATCTACGGCGACGCTCAATCCTCGATGCTGAAGAAGGTGTCGCAACGCCTGGCCAACGGAGTCGAGCAGGACGGCTGGGCAGAAGCCAAACGCGCACAGGTTCGCCGCATCCGCCATGAAGCGCTTGTGGATATTCGCAGGCTGGAGAAGCTCGGGCCTGATGCGGTTCGTGAGGTTATCGAGGAGAGCTACGGCATCGGCATCGAAGCGGCCAAGGCAGAGCGCGAGGTGTCGATATCGAGCGCATTCGTCGGCTCGAATCGTGCGGCGGTAGAAGCACTGGCCAAGGAGACCATCGGCGCGGTCACTTCCACACACACACAGATCCTGCGCTCATCGCTGGATATGTACCGCAAGACTATCTCCGAGACCATGGCGCAGACGCTGACTGGCACACAGACGCGCAGGGAAGCGGCGCAAGCGGCCATGGACAGGTTCGCGGGCCACGGCATCACCGGGTTCATCGACAAGGCTGGCAGGAACTGGCGGCTCGAATCATATACGGAGATGGCCACCAGGACCGGCTCAGGTCACGCCATGATCGAGGGCAGGCTCCAGACGTATCAGGCGGCAGGCCGGGATCTGGTAATCGTCTCCGATGCGCCGGAAGAATGCCCGTGGTGTCGCAAGTATGAAGGCAAAGTCCTCTCGATCTCCGGCAAGGATAGCAAACATCCATCCGTTGCCAGTGCGAGGGCGGGCGGGCTCATGCATCCTGGCTGCCGTCACGACCTCCGGCCTTACATCGAGGGTCTGACCAAAAGATTCACGAACACCTCTGACCCCGAAGGCGACAAGCTCAGGCAGAAGCAACGCTACATGGAGCGCGAAGTCAGAGAGAAGAAGCGCCAGGTGTTATCAGCCGAGCAGTTCGGCGAATCGCCGCTGCTACAAAAGCGCAGGGTCCAGCTACAGACCGCACAGAAAAAGCTTACAGGGTTCATAGACGCAAACGACCGGAAGCGCCTCCCATATCGGGAGTCTTTAGGGGCAATCTAAACCAGGAGGGGCAACGATGGCAGAAACACCAGAGGAGCAGGCGGCACGAGAGGCTGAAGAAGCCAAAGCCGCCGAAGAAGCGGCAGCAGCTGCTGCTGAAGGAGAGGGCGGCGAAGAGGAGGAGGAGGAAGAAGAGGGAAAGGGCAAGCCGAAGGGCAAGTTCTCTCAGGACGACATGGAGAAGGCGATCTCCAAGCGCCTGACCCGTGAGCGCAAGAAGTGGGAAAAGGACGCCGAGGAGGCCAAGAAAAAGGCCGAGATGTCCGAGTCCGACAAGCTCAAGGCCGAGAAGGAAGAGGCGGAGAAGAAGGCAACTGAGGCTCACGGCCACGCTGCCCAGATGCTCATCAAGGCTGACGCCAAGGTGGCAGCGATCAACGCCGGTGTCGCCGCCAAGCACGTGGATAAGTTCCTGCGCCTCGTGGATCTCTCAGAGGTTGAGCTTAATGACAAGGGCGACCCGGACAAGGCGGCCATCAAGGCCGCGATCGAGTCCGAGCTCGAAGACTCCCCGATGTTCAAGGCTGAAGAGGGCGCAGCTGGAGCTTCAGGCGGCGATTTCGGCGGGTCCGCGGGCAAGAAGAAGTGGACTCAGGCCGAAGTGGACAAACTCTCTGAAGCCGAGTACGAGAAGCACCGCGAGGAAATCATGGCCCAAGGCAGAACCGGGACCATGAAGTAGCACCCTCAGTAAATCCCCGACGCGCCGGGGCCAAACGCGCGGAGCCTTCCAAGGCACGTCAGACGGACGTTAAACGGGGCAGAAAGTTTGCCAGGGGTAATCCTCCCACCGCCCCAGGGGGGCCGCCGTACGGGCGGTATAAACGGTCGCTTCATTTCCATCAAAACCGTTTCAGGAGGATTACCTCATGGCAATCAGCAATTTCACGGCCTCAATCTGGGCCAAGGAAGTTTTACGGGCTCTTCGCAAAAGCCTGGTTTACGCCAACGTGGTCAACACCGATTACGAGGGCGACATCAAGGGCAAGGGCTCCAAAGTCAAGATCAACTCGATCTCTGACGTTACCATCGGGACCTACACCAAGGGCAGCGCCATCAGCCGCGAGCAGCTGTCTGATGCGCAGCAGGAGCTGGAAGTCACCGAGCAGGACTACTTCGCCTTCGAGGTGGAGGACATCGACGCCGCTCAGACTTCTTCCAACCTGATGGCCGCCGCGATGGAGTCCGCTGGTTATGGCCTGAAGAACGCC